ATGATTCAGTGTAAACGCGTTTATGACCCGCAGGAAACGAGCGACGGCTACCGGATACTGGTAGACCGTCTGTGGCCGCGCGGGATAAAAAAAGAAACGCTGAACTACGATGAGTGGTGTAAAACGCTGACGCCATCAGCAGATTTACGCAAGGCTTTTCACAGCGAGACCATCGATTTCGCCCACTTTAGCCAACTCTATCGCCAGGAGCTTGAGGCTCAACGGGAGGAAGGCAAACGCCTGGCGGCCCTGGCCAGTCAACAGCCGCTGACGTTACTCTATGCGGCGAAAAACACCCGGCAAAATCATGCGCAGGTGCTGGCTGACTGGCTAAAATCGCTACAATAAACGCTACGGCTTATTCGGGTGATCGCGCCGCCAGAGCGCCCATTCATCTAACGTTTCCCCGCTGGGCAGCTTACATTCAGTGCGTACGCCCTGCGGGCTTTGGATGGGAACCTGCGTGCCGCCGAGCTGCTGACAGTAAACCGAAGCCGGGTTAGCCATCCCCACCGGATGTGCAGGTTGCGTCGGCTGAGTCTGCGCACATCCGGCCATCGCCAGAGGCAACATAGCTATCATCCACTTCATTTCTACTCCTTAATTGATCAAAACGGACTTTCGCCCTGAATCTCCACCTTTTCTCCATTTTAGCTGCACTTTTGCATCGTAGAGTAGCCCTGTTCTCGAACTGACCAGAGAACAGATCATTCCATAATCAATGAGTTTTTCCCCGTCGCCCCCGACGGGGCTTTTTTTTTGGATTTAATAAATTGAAATAAAAGGATTTATTTCAAAAATGTCCACATATCGACCACATTGACAAGAATAGCCCCCTTTCCAGGGGGCTATTTTTATACCGCAAGACTAAGTTGACTGTTCCCGTAATGAGAAGCCGGGAAAGCGTCGCCGGGGATAAATCCTGGCGGCAAAGGATCTGCGCTGGTTGAGCGCTTCGTTACTCTGCGCTCTACGGTGTTAAGTGTCGTGAATGACTCGCTGCATTCAAGGTTCTGGCATTGATGGTATTGCCGGATTGTTAACTCGCTTAACCGGCGGCTGGTGCGGGTGCGGGCGTTTGCGCCGCAGTAGGGACAAACAAACATGATGATCTCCCATAGGGAGTTGAACTCACGGCTATTATGGCCGCTACTGTTCAGTTTCTGCAATCCAGTCGCTTATTTTCGCCTCAAGCTCCATTTTCGTGGTAAATCCGTTATCACCGATTACATGTTCCGCTCTGGCAATGATCCAATCCTGAGTATCGATTTCAGGCTTAAAGCCCGACACGTTCAGATGCATACCAGGGTATAAATCGGCGCGGCCGCGCACCAGGGTTATCGAAAACTGTGCCGCGCCTTTCTGGAGCTGTATCCATTTTGCCGCAGCTGCGCGCCTGGCCGCCGTTTCGTTCTGATAGGTTTTACGCAAAACATACACGTTACCTTCAGCGCCCTCCATGTAATCCCCCTCCGGCCGGCTGCTTTTCTCCTCAGCCTTTTTTCTGGCAGTATTTGTTTTGCGCTTAGTGACCTTGACCGGTTTTTTCTTGCCGAAATTAAGATCCAGCCAGTACGCCCGCACACCAGTGTAAGCATCACGATCGGCAATGCGGAACCTGTGACGATCTCCGCTGGCACGGGTTATCTCAGCCGATGGCAGCGCCCTACCAGATGCACTGACGCCGCCCCCAGGCAGGATAAACAGCAGACAGCCATTTTTCACGGTGGCAATGGCCCCCAGCATCTCCGCCATGCGTGTTAAAAACGACATGTCACTCTCTTCGGTCTGATCCGCATGGTCGATCTCAATGTCGATCAGGGCCTCGCTAATCATCGGCTTCAGGTCATAGCGCCGGGCTATGGCCGATACCACCCGCTCTACCGTCACATCATGCCAGGACACCTCCCGCCTGACGTTCATCTCTTCGCGAAAATCAGCGCTGTGCGCGGTGATGTCGATAACATCCGGCGGCCCGCTATGCCCCACCTCGTCAACGGTGTAGAGACCTTTGTAGATCAACGCCTCACCCAGCCAGCCGATGGACACCGCCAGCTCCGCACCACGCGGTGGTAAATCGGTTACCCCGTCAGAGTCATCTACTGACAGGGTTAGCTGGTCAGCATCAAAACCGTTGTTATCTGTCACAGATAGCGAGGTGATGCGGCCGGCCAGTTCGGTCAGGGCAACCCCACCCAGCGTGATACTAAAATCCGGTGTCTTTACGACCTCACTTAATTTTTCTACATACGCTTCGGCTGCTGTTGTCAGCGTGTCTGCTATCGACATAACTCCCCCGTTTTTTGCTGATGATTCCATGCCCGCGCGCGGGGCTGAATCCCTTTTTGTTGTCAGCGAGCGGGCAGACCGGCAACCAGGCGACGCCAGCAGACTTAACGTTGAATATTGCCCTGAACTCAAAGAGCAACATGATGGTGAACTTATGTCTGAAACTCGTTTTCACGGCGTCCGCTCTCGCGAAAATACCGACCTACAGCAGGCAATCAATGACATTGATTCCAGCGTGATTGGTATTGTTGCGGTTGCTGATGACGCCGATCCGGAAACCTTCCCGCTCAATACGCCGGTTCTGCTGACACGGGTACGTAACGTCCTCGGCAAGGCAGGTAAAACCGGGTCACTTTACAAAGCCCTCAAAGCCATTTCCGATCAGTGCAGCCCGCGCGTTGTGATTGTCCGGGTGAAAGAGGCTTCCGGTAACGGCGCCAGCCAGTCCCAGGCCGTTATTGGCGGAACAGATGGCGACAGCTATACGGGAATGTATGCCCTGCTGACGGCGGAAGCCAAAACCGGCTATCGTCCGCGCATCCTGGCGGTACCGGACTACGACACCGAGGAGGTAACGTCACAGCTTTGCGTGATTGCCCAGAATCTTCGGGCTTTTGTTTATGCCGGTTGTAACGGCTGCGCGACCATGGCGGAGGCTATTGCTTATCGCAAAACCTTCGCTTACCGCGAGCTGATGCTGATCTGGCCTGACTTTATCGCTTACAACCCCCTGACGGATGATAACGAAACGTTTCCCGCCCCGGCTTACGCCTGCGGCCTGCGCGCCGCTATCGATAACAGCCAGGGCTGGCACAAATCGCTGTCGAATGTTGTGGTGAATAACGTTCTCGGTATTTCGAAGGATGTTTTCTGGGCATTACAGGCAGAAGACAGCGACGCGAACGAGCTTAACAACAACGAAATCACGACGCTTATCAAGCGTGACGGTTTCCGCTTCTGGGGTAACCGCACCACGGACACCGAAACCTACACTTTCGAGGTGTTCACCCGTACCGCGCAGATCCTGGCGGACAGTATCGCGGAGGCGCAATTTACCTCTGTTGACAGCCCGCTCACTCCGGCCAACGTGAAAGATGTGGTAAGCGGCATCCGCTCTGCTCTCAGCAAAAAAGTCACTGCCGGCCAGCTTATCGGCGCTGACTGCTGGTTTGATACGCTGGACAACGGCACCACGGATTTGCGCCAGGGAAAACTGATTGTGCGCTATAGCTACAGCCCGGTCCCACCGCTTGAAGATCTGACGCTATACCAGACCTTTACTGATGATTTTTACGAACCGGCGTTCGCGTCGCTCGGGGGTGAATAATGGCTATTCCTCACAAACTGCGGCTTTTTAGCTGCTTTGTTAACGGCGACAACTATCTGGGAAAAGTGACCTCTTTCACTCGCCCCAAACTGTCACGAAAGGTAGAGGACTATCAGGGCGGTGGCATGCTGGGTGCGGTCGGTGTTGATCTCGGCCTTGAGGCTGGCGCGCTGGATTCCACCGTTGTTTTTGGCGGAGTCATTAAGGCTCTGTTTCTCGAATACGGAGCAGAAATTGACGGCACGCGGCTGCGCTTTGCGGGTGAATATTTCACTGATGGCGAAAGCCAGCTTGTCGAGGTGGAGCTGCGCGGGCGATTTACAGAACTCGACGGTGGAGATTCAAAACAGGGGGAAGACACGGAGGAAAGCTACACCTTTAAATCCACCTACTACAAATTCTCCATTGATGATCAGCCCCTTATCGAAATCGATCTGCTGAATTTCATCTACAAAAAGAACGGTCAGAACATGTTCCCGGACCGCATCACCTCCGCCCTTGGCATGGGCAATTGATAACCTTTCATAGGGTGGCAAAGATGCCGCCCGGAGATTTTAAACATGGCTAAAAAAACTAAAAACCTGTTCACGCTGATGCAGCCGGTAGTTCGTAAAGACAGTGAGATCGGTCAGGTGGAAATCACCGGCGCCATCAGTCAGGCCGGATCGTTACGCGGCCTGAATCTTATCCGCGTTGCCAATATGGATGCTGACTCAATTGCCACGCTGTTGACACGAGTCACCGCGCCTGTGCTGACACAAAAAGAAATCAACGAAATGCACACTCTGGACTTTATCGGGCTGGCAGAGCTTCTGGTCCCTTTCTTGAATCCGCCGGAGCCTGGAGCGTCGAACGTGGCGGAGACGGAGAGCGAGTAATCACCGTTGCGTTTGACCAGATCGACGATCTGGTTGCTGATATTGCCGTTATTTTTAACTGGCCGCCCTCTGAAGTTTTCGGCATGGATCTTGGCGAGGTGATAGCCTGGCGCAAGCGGGCGGCGCTTCGAAGTGGTGCCAGTGATGAAGAGTCTTGATATCCGCGTTGCTTTCAGCGCGATCGACAGATTTACCCGCCCCGTTAATGCTGCCCGCCAAAGTGCGGGCGGCTTGTCCGACTCCCTCAGAAAAACACAATCTGCCCTGAAAGGCCTCGATAAAAGCACCGCTACCTTTCAGCGTATGACTGCCGCCGTCAGCAAAACCGATCGCTCTATCTCGCGAGCACGCGCCCGCTTTGATGGCTTGTCAGAAGCGCAGCGTAAAAACGGGACGCTGACGGAAAAACAGCAAACACTGATGTCCCGACTGGGTGAGCGGCTTGATCGATTGACCGCAAAACGCGTGACGGAAGTGGCCCGCCTCCGTGAGAGTGCATCAGCCCTGCGCCAGCATGGCGTCATGCTTTCCGGTAGTAGCGCCACCATCGGTAACGCGATACGCCGCACAGAACAATACAACCAATCCCTTGAACGGGAGAAACGGCAACTTGCTGCGGTCACTCAAGCTCGTAAACGTTACGAGGGTGCACAGCAGATGGCCGGGAAGTTGCGCTCTGGCGGTGCCATAGCATTAGGTACAGCAACCGCTGCCGGGTATGGCGCCGGACGCTTCCTGTCGCCTGCGGTTGGTTTTGATGAGGAAATGTCAAACGTCCAGGCGCTGACGCGGCTCGATAAAAGCGATTCGCAGCTGGCCGCCTTGCGCACTCAGGCAAAAAAAACTCGGTGCTGAAACCGCCTTCACCACACGTGACGCCGCCAGCGGCCAGGCCTTTCTGGCAATGGCGGGCTTCACACCAGATGCTATCCGTGCAGCACTGCCCGGCGTGCTCAATATGGCGCTGGCAGGCAGCATGGAACTGGGTGAAACGGCAGACATCGGATCAAACATTCTTTCTCAGTTTTCCCTCGATGCCGGAGAAATGGACCGCGTCAGCGATGTGCTGACAGGTACATTTACCCGTACCAATACCACGCTTAGCAGCCTCGGCGAGACAATGAAAGTTGTCGGGCCGGTAGCAGCGGGGCTTGGGATTAGCCTGGAAGAAGCCGCAGCGATGACAGGCACGCTTGCGCGCGTGGGAATTCGCGGTAGCGAGGCCGGTACGGCAATGCGTCGCTCCCTCTCCCGCCTGGCCTCCCCCACTACGGCAGCCAAAAAGGCACTCAAAGAGCTGGGAGTGGAGACTGCCGACGCAAGCGGAAAGATGCGACGTCCGTTCGATATTCTTCTCGATCTACAAAAACGCGTTTCCCGCTTTGGCGAGGTGGATCAGGTTTCATTTTTCAAAGATATCGCCGGAGAAGAGGGTTTTACGAGCCTCCAGTCTTTGGTCAACGGCGCAGGTGATGGCTACCTCCAGTCACTCTATGAACAAATTGCTGAAGCACATAAAAATCAGGAGGCGTTCGCCGTCGCTAACAAGAAAAAAGACAACCTTGGTGGCGATTTGAAGGAGCTGGACAGCGCGTGGGAGGCGTTCCGCATTTCTGTGGCGGAGACAGTAGACGGCCCATTGCGCAGACTGACACAGGGGCTTAGCCGGGTTATTGGCACTGTTCAAAGCTGGGTAGAAGAAAACCCCAGACTTTCACAAACGTTGTTACTCGCCGGCGGGACTGCACTGGCACTGACCGCAGTAATTGGTGGTATGTCATTAGCTGCTGGTCTGCTGATAGGTCCGCTGGCGAAGCTCAGACTTGGGTTTGCGCTTCTGTCCGGCGGGAGCGGAATCGGAGGTACGGTATCAGCATTCCGCATGTTGAGTGCTGTGGGCAGCAGCTCACTGACAAAAATTAGCGGATGGGGTGCTTTACTCAGCGACCTGGCCGGACGCATCGGCGTATTAACCAGAATGATGGTACCACTGCGCGGTGCGTTACTTGGCTCCTTTACCTCTCCGGGGACGGCTATCAGCGCCCTGTCAAAAGGCATTGGCGGGCTGGCACTGCGGCTAACCGGGATCCCTGCTCTGCTCGGTATTGTGAAAGGTGGAATTACGACACTGGGCGGCGGATTATCAATGCTCTTGAGCCCAATCGGTTTAGTGGGTGCTGCGTTTGTAGCTGCTGGGGTACTGATCTGGAAATACTGGGGACCAATTAAGGCCTTCTTTAGCGGTTTTTTTTACAGGCGTCATCCAGGGGTTAGCGCCTGTTTATAACGCATTTTCCCGGCTGGCGCCCGTTTTCGGGGTCATTGGGGATGGCGTCAAAAACGTCTGGAACTGGTTTAAAAAAGTATTAACGCCCGTTGAGGAGAGTCGCGAGGCGCTAAACAAATGCGCCAGCGCCGGGCAGACCTTTGGCGAGGTCCTGGGGACCGCACTTAGCGTTCTGCTTTGGCCCCTTCAGAAGTTAATGGAAGGCGTCGGCTGGTTACTGGAGAAGCTCGATCTCATCCCCGATGGCATTGAAAGAGCCAGGCTGGAAGCGGCCAGACTCAGGGCTATTCCGGTTATGTGGGAATGGGATGAAAAATCCGGGCGCATGGTTAAAAGGGAGTGGCAATGGTCATCTGAAAAGCCTGCAAGCAAAGGCAGCGCCCCGCCGCCCAATGTGCTCGGGGTTAACTCTGGAACAGAGCGGCGGCTGGGCCAAATCGCGGATAACACCAAAGGCCTTTTAGATGAGGAAAAGCGCAAACGTATCGGGCCGGGTGACATTGTATTTAAAAATCTCCCTCCAGCCCTTGCAGTACGTGGTGAATGGCAGGAGTCGAAGCTTGTCCGCCAGTCTGTCAGCGCTCGCCCGGTTATTGCCGCTGGCGAACCATTGATAAAACAGACGCAGGCATGGCAACCGGTACGCCGAAATCAAAGCACCCACACGGCGGCTGCGGCTTCAGGTTATAGTTTTTCCGGTGATATTCATGTTCATCTGCATGGCATTCAGAGCAGCAATCCGCGCGAACTGGCGCGACTTGTTGGCGAGGCTGTCCGCGCGGAAATTGATAAAAGGCAACGTGCTGCCCGGGGTTCGTTCCGGGATAACGATTAATAAGGAGTAATAACTATGATGATGGTATTCGGACTTTTTGTATTTGAACTCAGGACACTGCCCTATCAGCAATTACAGTTATCTCGTAACTGGCGGCACGTAAAGAATGACCGTATGGGCCGGAGCGCAAAATGGCAGTACGTTGGCGCCGGCGAGAACCAGTTGACGCTGGGTGGGCTGCTGTACCCTGAAATTACCGGCGGCAACCTGTCTTTGGGTGCAGTTTCAACGATGGCCTACTCAGGGTTGGCCTGGCCGCTGATCGATGGCGTCGGGTCCATTTACGGGATGTATGTCATCACGGATTTGCAGGAGACGCATCAGGAGTTCGATCGCTACGGCAAAGCAAAAAAAATAGAATTCACACTCTCGTTGCAAAAGGTTGATGAAGATATCAGGGAGCGGTTGCAAAGTAGCTCTGTCAGCGAGCTTATGGCGACACTGAAAGAAGGCGCGGGAAGGGTATTAAGTTCAGATAGTTAAGCGTTTTTTAATCTACTAATTTGGGCAATGTACTGAAAAGTTGAGTAATGATAGGATAATAGTAGTTTTTTTACACCGCTGCGAACGTTGATACATTAGGATGACGATGATATGGATAAGATTACTAGTTCACTTCTTGATACATTTTCCGAACAATATGAATTAACTCGTTTAGATAAAAGTGAAAGGTTCGAACATTTTTCTAATTTTGCAATAGTATCTAAACTGATTAGAAGCACCTTTGATTTAGAAGACATTCACACAGGAGCTGGTAATGATTGTGGTATTGATGGAATTATCATATCTATAAACGGAAAAATTATTGATTCTGTAGACAGCTTTAATGATTTCTTACCAAACTGCTCTTATATTGATGTTGATATCTTGTTTATTCAGTCAAAAACAACGTCATCTTTTGATGGCGCGCAAATTTTAAATTTTTGTCATGGTGTAAAAGATTTCTTCACCGATCCTTCTACGCTACCACAAAACCAAAAAGTCCAAGATATAAAACAACTATGGAATGAGATTCTATTGCATTCTGATATGATGCATTCTCGCTTACCAATCATCAGGTTATATTATGTTTGCACTGGTGTTTGGGTCGATGACCCGCATTTAACATCTCTGATCGAGCAGTCAAAATTAGAAATACAAAAAATGGCTCTTTTTGATCGTGTTTTCTTCAAACCCTATGGCGCAATTGATATTCAGAAATTGTATCTTGATACAAAAAACAAACTTTCAACAACTATCAATTTCCCAAATAGAATAACTCTTCCTGACATAACTGGAATTAAAGAATCTTTCTTTGGTGTTGTGCCGTTCCCAGAATATATTAAGTTAATTCAAGATGAAAATGGCACGATTTACAATATATTTTATGATAATGTTAGGGATTTTCAAGGTGAAAACAGAGTAAACACAAAAATCAAGACCACGCTTGAAGAAGGAAAATTTGACCTTTTTAGTGTTCTTAATAATGGCGTGACTGTGGTAACTAATTCTTTGACATCAGCAGGAAACAGATTCACATTACGTGATTACCAGATTGTTAATGGATGTCAAACCAGCAATGTATTACATAGTTGCCAAACCTTAGCAGGTATTGAAAACGTAAATATTCCTATCAAGATCATAGTTACTGATGATGATGATATTAAAACAGACATTACTTTAGCTACCAATAGCCAAACCGAGGTAAAACCTGAACAACTTGAGGCTTTGAGTGTATTTCAAAAACAACTAGAACTTTATTACAATACAGAAAAATCGGTTTCCTTGTACTATGAAAGACGTTCACAGCAATATAATTCCTTATCAATAAAGAAAACACAGATAGTTTCCATTGGAACTCAAATAAAATGCTATGCTTCTATGTTTTTATATTCACCTCATTTAGTAAGCGGTTACTATGGGACAATATTCAATCGCTTTAAAGACAAAATGTTTAATTTAAATCATAAATTACTACCATACTACATATGCTCCTTAACATTATTTAGAATAGATCAATTATTTAGAAGTGAAAATCTAAGAAAGGATCATAAGAAGTATAAATACCTTGTGTTAATGGTCATTCGTATAATTGTAATGGACAAAAAACCATTACCACCGAACAGCAACGAACTTGAACGAAAATGTGACGAATTAAAAAAAATACTTGTTAATGAAGCTTATAGCTCCTTACTTATAAGCACTGCAATTCATATTGTCATGACATCGGGCATTGATATATCACGTGATAGATATAAAACCGAGACCGAGACCGAAATGGTTATAAAGAACGCAGAAAAATACATTTCTGAAAGCGGAATAATTTCAAAAGACGTTTTACATTCAGCTCTAAAACCATAATTACTGGGGGCCTGGTGTTTGCAACCAGGCTCCTATAATTGTCATACACACTACATTTAAAAAGCCCCTCCCATCAAGTATTAACACCTCTACCTCAATTCTTTAACACCTCATTGCGATACAGACCAACAACATATTCAAGCCGTACCCACTCCTTACAGAAAATACACTAATGACATTTGCAAAATAAGTATAATCTTTATCAGTATCAGTTCAAACCACCTATATACTCTGCACTGAAAATCGCTATTTTTATGACATGCGTTTCCACATGCGTAAGGTGAAATATTTATTAGTCACATCTACCTCTTTGTTTGCAGATTCCCACTGGCCTGCCTCATCAACGTAGGTTCCTTCAGTAAGCGCCAAAGGGCCACTTTTCTGGTTATCTGTCCCGTGGGTAGTATTAGGATCCCACGTGGCCCCGGGAGATCTGTCGCCTGAACGATGCCAGTGGGGAGGCAGGTTATCAGCTTCAAGTTTTACTTTGTTACTGCCGCCGGTCACACCATACTGAGAACCAATCCGCACCACCCTGTCAGCAAAGTTGTCATTTAAATCCGTCCAGGTCTGCCAGGGAAAGCGAGTCGCCGGGCTTTGTTCTCCAGAAATGATGATCCCGACGTAAAAAATGGCGTCAACAATAGCCTTGTACCCAACTCCATCGCTGTCCAGCCCCAGCGACTTTAGCGCCTCTGATGGATTGCTCAGATCGGACAAGTTTTTCTCTTTTTGCAGTGCGCCGTTGATGCGCGAGTCATCCCCCGCAGCTACCGTTCCCGCCTCGGTGCCCACGTCGCGGGTGGCTGAGTTTCCCAGCTCCAGATTATCCCGGGCCTTTTCGGTATCGTTTAAATCAGCAAGATTTTGTGCTCGCCGCAGATAGCGTTTATCACCCGTTTCCTGCGTGAGAGTGGCAAGCGCCGGATCGATAACAAGCTGCACGCTTGAGGTATGGGTCAACGTCAGCACCAGCGTCAGAATGATCTCTTTGATGATGGAATCTGATTGCGCCGGGAGGTATGTCGCCGGGTATGTGCCGTAAGCGATGAGCGTCCCCTTAGCGCTGACCAGCCCCGCCTCTCTGAGCGTCTTACCCGGATAATCCCTGCAATTGATAACAATCTGACCACTGATAAACCCCTCATAGCTTGAGTCAGAGTCAAAGGTTTCACGGCCAAACTGACCAAAAAGCGCCGTCACCGCCGCCAGGTCATCGGGATCGGTCGGCAATGTCACGCCGCCACCATCACCGATCAGTACGGCGGTAATATCCACAACCTCCCCCGCCTGATACGCGGCCTCGATTTCAGCGGCGCCCGCCGTCGTTAGTGTCAGTCCTGTTGCCATAGTGTTTCCTCTGCTTCAATGCCATACACGCTGGCAAGACGATCATAAAAAATCATCACTAACAGTTTTGCTGTCGGCATCAATATCGCTTTCACCGGGATGAATAACTCCCGCAGCCTGGAGCATTTGCAGGTATTCCAGGAAAAACTCATCGGTCTGGCAAAATCCGATCAGGCTTTTAATTTGATTGAATGTTTTCATAACTTATTCGTTATCCAGTTACCGGGTAAATCTGCGTAGTCGTCCAGGCTTGTGCAGTTGTAGAACGCGTAATAATGCGCCGTGACGTTTGGCACCTTGCCCATAAATACCAGGCCCTTACCCGTGAGGGCAGAGCATCCCCTGAATGTGGCCGTCGTGGTGACAATCGTCGAATAACTGTCGAGATTGAATATCGTGCTGACGTTGGTTCTCAGTTGCACGCAGCCATCAAACAGGTAGCCGATTGTCGTCGCCGGTAAGTTATTCAGCAGACCGGCCCCGACCTCTTCCAGTGCGACGCACTCGGCAAACACATTGGTAAAAGTCGTGGCGTTGATACTGGCGACAAAAAGACCGGCAGGCACTGAACGCAGGTTTTTACATCCCCTGAAGGTCTGGCCGTAGGCCGTCACCAGCGGGTTACCACTGAACAGATTTTCCGGTATTTCCACCACGCCGGTATTCTGGAACGTTGCGCCAAATGCGGTGATAAGCGGGCACGAGGCAAACAGCAACGGCGGAATGTTCACCAGTGCCGTGCAGCCGTAGAACGTAGAACCGGCACTGATCAGCAGGGTGTTATGTTTCAGTAAATCAGCAGGCAATACCGCCAGCGCAGTACAGCCGGAGAAGGTCAGCGTCAGGGAAGTCAGGTTGACACAACCCGCAAACAGATCGGACGGCAGCGCGGCCAGCGCGGTGCAGTCCTGGAAGGTACTCCCCATTGCCGTCAGAGAGGTCAGATCGCTGAACAGCTTTTCAGGCAGTACGGCAAGGCCCGAGCACTGGTTAAACAGGCCGGTGACATTCGTCACTTTGCTGCATCCTGCAAACATATCCCCGGCCAGCGATACCAGCGCCGTGCAGCCCATAAATGTATAGGTCAGATTAGTCAGAGAACTACAGTCACGGAATGCCCCGGCCCCGATGCTTTTCAGGGATGTACATTGGGTGAATGCGTAATAGAACGTCGTGACCAGTGATTTACCTGCAAAGGCCTCTGCTCTGACGGCTGTCAGTGAAGAACAGGCATAGAAAGCCCGGTCAAAACTTGTTGCCTTGTTACAGTCCACAAACGACGGTAGCGCCGTTAATGCTGTGCAACTATTGAAGACGCTGGCAAAGGTAGTTGCACTGACACACCCCTCAAAAATATCATCGCCCACTTCTTCCAGAACACGGCAATAGTAAAAAGCGGAGGAAAATGTTTGCGCAAGCGCACAGCCAGAAAACACAGCTTTTCCCGCTTTTACCAGTGAAGAACAGCCGGAAAAAACGGTTCCAAAATGGTTGGCCAGGGGTAAATCCTTAAAGAATTCATCAGGCACAGAAAGCAGTTGCGTGCATCCACTGAATGCCCCGCCGAAATGCGTAGCTCCCAGGCAGTTGCGGAACAGGCGCGGCGGTAGCTGCGTCAGCGCCGTGCAGCTCCTGAAAATCGCCGTAAAGACGCCACCAGGCACATCGCTGAATAAATCTGCTGACAATGTTGTCAGCGCACAGCATCCATCGAAGGTATAGCCGAAGTTATTGCCACTGACACACCCGTCAAAAATACCCGTCCCGGTATCGATAAGGGATGTGCATCCCGAAAACGCACTGGTGAAATGCGTCGCAGCAGCACAGCCCTGGAATGTGTTTTTGCCAGCACTCAGCAGCCGCGTGCAGTTCTCAAACACTGAGGTGAATAGCGTCACCTGAGATAATTCGCTGAACAGCCCATCAGGAACAGCAGCCAGTTCCGTGCAGCCATAAAACGCCGCCGAGAAATCTGTGGCACCAGTAAACCGCGCAAATAAACCCTCTGGTAGTTCAGTCAGCGATGAGCAGCCCCGGAAAATGGAGGTACATTTCTGGATATTTGGCAGATCGTCAAAAGCCCCGGCGTGGACCTTGTAAAGGCCAGTTGCGCCACTCGCGAAAGAAACAAGATTGTCCCTTTCTCCCGTCAAAAGAATGATTTCCTGCACGGGGTTCAACGTTACTGAAACGTTACCCGACGTGCGCTGGAAACTGGCGGTTTCTGTGTTCTTAACCGTTATTGTGTATTCTTCTCCCTCTACAACGTCACGCGTCGGAATAACCCAGCCGTACACAGCACTGGCAGCATCAAAACGGTATTCCCGGCTGTCTGTTCCGTCGCCATAATCAATAGTGAAATCCTCATCCATGCGCACGTAGAACAACGGACGGCTTGCATTGTCGATGCGGGTGATGAACTTCATCACCGCGACCACTTTCACGTTGATCACCGCGCTGACGCCGTTAGTCGTCGTGACGGTGACCGAACAGGTGCCCCGCTTCACGCCCGTAACCAGAATAGCGCCGTTGACAATTCGGGCAGTCGCGATTGTTTTATCCGACGTGGTTACCGTAAAGGTTTTATCTTCCGCGTATTCAGGGAGGATGGTCACCGTGACCGTTTCCGCGTCACCAGGGGCCAGATTCAGCTCGTAGCGGGATAAAATCACCTGCAACGGGACAAAGCGCGGCGTGATTTTCTCCGTGGCGTACATGTAACCGGCCGCATATGAGGTTCCCTGAAGTCGGCCAAATACATGAACGGAAAACCAGCTGCGCAGGTTCCTGGCGCGCAGCACCGCCAGTTTCAGATCCTGCTGGTCGTATTCCGTCACCGGCAAATCGTTCTGATAAACGTTCAGGCGAAAGGTATACGGATCCCCTTTCGGGTTCTGATTGAACCATTCAACAATATCCGTCCCAAAAGGACTGTCCACCAGGGCATGACGGACGGCGGCGACCGTCCCGCGATGGCGGTGGATATAGTGGGCGCGCTTGATCGCATCGCGTTTCTTTTGTTCTGACCAGTTAATATTCCAGGTATCAACCTGGTATTCCCACGCCAGCCACGGCAGAAGCGCCAGCGGGCAGCTGTCAGGATCCTTCACCCAACGGATCAGATATACCGGCAACCTCTCCAGTGCGGCGGCGCTGGCCCTGTCGATGGCCCGCTCCACGGCGGTTGCGTTGGGTGGCAGAATGCTGGCGGGATAATTAGCGGTCATAGTCCATCACCACAAGATTGATTTTCACAGAGGTGCAATGAGGCGCTTCGCCCATCGTCGCAACGACGTCGGCGGCCGGTGAATGCAAATCGACGGTGACAACGCCGTCCTGATGCAAAGCCCCGTCTATGCCCGACCGTGCAGCGGTGGCGTTGATAAGATGCACTGAGGCGGTGTATTCGTTCAGTGCTGCGGTGGCTTTTTCCAGCACCGTGGCGGTGTCCACGCCGTAAGGGACGTAAATGTCAGCAACCACCTGATAATTCACTATCACAGCGGAACGGACGTAATCAGCCACATAATCCGTAATCGGGCGCACGTCTTCCGGGTTTACCGCCGCAAGGACTTTATCGAGCAGCGCCTGCGGGGCGGATCCATCCCCGGTGCGTGACAGCACGTAGAGGAAAACGCGGCCTTCCTGATTATGAGTTTCAGGACCATAGGCGCGCACGTCGAGCACATCCGCATCTGCGCCTCGCGCAAAATAGTGATAGGCATTACGGGCGCCCGCCGTGCTCAGGCGCGCCCATGAGAGCAGCGTGCGGGCGCGCAGCTCTTCGTCGCTTTCGTATACGGCGTCCGCCTCGTCGGTGGCTTCAGTAATCAGCAGACGTTCAGTGTCAAAATTACCCGAGACCTGATCGAGATCCGCCCCCAAGGCGCTGGAAAGCAGCACTGCGCGCACGGCTTCATTGATGCGTTGCAGCAGATGGATCTCGCGATAGGTGAAGGCTTGAGCCAGTGCCGCCATCGGTTCAGATTCCAGCAACAGCGCAGCAGACACAGAAGCCTGAAGTTCCGCAGGCATGGCCGCCACGATAAGCGCCCGGATATCAGCCAGCACCGTTTCAAAATCGGGCACCTCGACGATATCAGGCTGCGGGATCTGAGATAAATCGACGGACGTTTGCACACTAGCTCCTTAACCTGATGGTGTTGCTGGTTTCTGTCATGGTTTCCGTGATGGTCCCGCTCAGCTCGGCGGTCACTGCGCCTGTTTCTGAAAACACCACGTTGACGGTGGTCAGGCTGATCCGCGGCTCCCACTGCGCCAGCGCGATAGCGGCGGCGCCCATCAGCTGCATGCGGGTGACGGCGTTCTGCGGCGCATCGAGCAAATCAGGGATCGCGCTGCCAAAGTCCCGGCGCATCACACGCGAGCCGGTTGGCGTGGTGAGGATTTTTGTCACGGACTGCCAGAGCTGATCGTGATCGGTCAATGCGCCGGTGCCTTCCGGGTTCATCCCGGTATAACTGGCTGTCATTGCGGGCCTCCCGTGGTACTCCCGCCAGACTGCACGCCACCGTGTTTATGTTCGTGCACGGTGATCCCGTTTGACTGCAACACGCCGCCGGAGTGGATCACATCACCGGCCATCGTTCCGCCGTGGGTCAGTTCGAAAGTGCGCGCTTTAAGTTTTTCTGTGCATTCCACTTCGGGCGCGTCCAGCGTGACGAGGGTTTCTGCCTGGATATGCGCGGTTTTAATGCCGGTCACGGACAGCGCTCCGGCATCGGCGGCAGCGTCGTAATGCAGGCACGCGCCATCAGGTGCGGTGATGCTGATTTCCAGCAGGCTGCTGCCCGTTGGCGGGTTATCTGCACTGTATGCAGAGCCAATCACAAACGCGTTTTCAGGGTTGCCGCCCGGGCAACCTATCCAGACCTGCTCCCCTATGGAGGGCGGCAGCCAGATGCTGAACGCCCCGGCGCGGGTGACATTCCAACGGATCCAGGTGGTCAGCAACCTGCCGGAGCGAACGCGCACCGCTTTCTTGTCGGCGCTGATTTGCTCCACGACACCCTGGCGCAGAATGTTTTCCAGCAGGCGCATCAGCTCGGCATTCATGACGCACCGCCCAGACTGCTGATAACAGCGTTTTCCGTAGCGATAAGGTCTGCCGGAGTCATGCCCAGCAGTTCGCGCGCCGGGTACTGCGCGTAAGCGCCCGGGCCAACTTCATCTTTGAGGCCGTACTGGTGAATACGGGCAATGCGCGCAGCGATGCCATCAAATCCTACGGTGACGCCGCCCGCGTCCGGCCTGACCTTCATAAAACGCAGGGGTGCGCAGGCGGGTAAACATCGGTGCTTTTTTTGTCTCTGAATGCGTCGCAGATTGCGTTTTGATTTCCAGATACCGCTCGATATCGGCCCGGTAGAAGGTGCGGATATCCCGGCGCTTCTCATCAAACCCCGTGATCGTCCGGCCATATTTACCGCGCCCGCCGCGCCAGTTTTTCAGCGCCCGGACCTCATTATTCCAGAAGAACTTGATCCCGTGCTGGGTGCGGTAAACCTTACGGCGGCGCACGGCATAGCCGCTGCCGTCCGGGTTTTTCTGTGACGCAATGCGGCGCTGCTGACTGCGGCGCACTGCCAGGCCAATTTTGCGCGCGGAACGGGTGCGCCCCGCCGGGCTGACGCCGTCGAGGATGTCCTGAAAGACTTGATCCAGCTCGCTGAACATGCGATCGCTCACGCTCCGGCCTCCTGAAGCATGCCTTCAAATACCAGCCCCCAGCCTGCGGCGTGGGGTGCCAGCACGCGCGGGCGCGGCTCCGGCAAATGCTCGGCATAAGGCACGCCGTTTTCATCCAGCTGCACCAGTACCCGCTGACGCACCGGCAGCTCAAACATAAGATCGGCGGTGTCATCGCTGTTAATTAGCGTGGTGAATTTAATCTGCTGGTTTTTATCGGGGTTCAGCAGCAGATCGGGCTGATTAAACCAGAGCCAGGCCATCAGCGGCAGCGTGAAGTCGTCAATACTCCCGGCGTAGTTCATGACGAACAGCACCAGAGAATAGCGGTACATGAAAGACGGCGTTTCACCGGTCGTTTTCAATGCCACCCTCTTCAACAAACACCGTCCAGGCTTCCGGGTTCGCCCGACACCAGGTGTTTGCTTTCTCTATGGCGGCGCGGAGTGTGTTTTATCTTCAGCATTTATGGCTCCTTTCGGGTGTTCTGGCGCAGGCTGTTCCACTGGCGGATCGTCGCTTTATCAGCATTGCAGGCATCAAGCGCATCCATCAGCCTGTCGCTGAATATTGCCACCGCGCCCCAGGTCACTGGCTTATCCAGCGCCGGGCGTGGCGTCTCTTCGGTCAGGCTCTCCGGGACGGGTTCACGGACCAGCTGAATGATCGGCGCGGGCGGTGCGTTTTTGCAGGCTGCGGCTGACAGCGTCAGGCACAGGAGTAACAGCGCACGTGTCACCATTGAACGCGGCCTGCATTGCTTCACGTCGGCGCTCCCCTTCTGCATTACGCTGTCGCTCACGGACTTTTACCTCTGCCAGTAACTTATGGGTTTGTATGGCGGTCGCCTTCACTTCCTGGATAACCTGGTCGTAACCGGTCGCCGTTTCGGTCAGCAGCTTGTTACGGGTCCGGGCCTCGCTCAGCTGGTCGGTCTGCCACCAGACAGCAGCCAGAAGGACAAGCATCACAATCACGCTGCCCGCCCTCATGACGGCGTACTCAGGCCCAACAGGCACCAGGCTTTAAAATCGTTTGCGCCGGTTAACCAGTCCGGGGGAGCGCTTACCGCCCGCATTGACAAAATCAGTCAACCTGTTGCACATCTGCGGCCATTGCCTGGCCTGAGCATGCTTCCAGATCATGGTTCTCTGCTTGCGTCCGTTTTTATCGGTGAACCACATCAGCCCGGTGCAGCCCAGATTCAGGGCGGCATCCGTCATGGCCTCAAAGGTGAGCTGCGGCATGTCGGCGCCGTGGAAATTGTTATTGATGCAGTTTTCTGCCCGTTGCAGATCGTTGATCCAGCGCCGCGCTATTTCCTGGTTGCTGTATTCGCGGTTTTCCACGCCGCCCGTGGAGCCGATACCAATGGTCAGAGCACCCGCCGTGCAGTAATAAGGCGTGCTGCGGCAGTCTTCCCAACCGGCAATTTTCTGCTGCCCTTCTTTCGTCGTTCTGACGCTTCCGGGTGCCAGTGAAATGCCCAGGGCTACAATCACCGCAATTGAACATTTTTTGATGATGTTCTTCATGTCGGGTTATCTCCGTGCAGTTGCTCCAGCAGTTGCCGTTCGCGGTCCGACAGGTTGCGGGTTTCCGCCTGGCGGAGAATCTGCTCTATCAAATCGTTGCGGCGCTGGCTGGCCTGCTCAATGCGGCGGCGGTGAATAGCCAGACGGACGGCGGAAACAATCCCCAGAAGAAGTCCAGCCAGCGCCAGCTTTTTCGCTGACGGTCATCACGCCCACGCCGGTCACCAGGGCGGATGTTGCAAACGCAAAATATTCGTTAATACGATCCAGAGTCATTCCCATAACTGGACGGTTACCCGCTCCACCTCGCTGGTTATCACGGGCATTTCGATCTCCTGCCCGGCATTCAAAAAATATCTGGTTGCTCAGTCCCGGATTGGCTTCGAGCACCTTCTCCGTGACACCTGCGGTTTTGCCATAATGACGCCAGCAGAGCTGATCAACCGTGTCGTTTTGCAGCGCCCTGACTTTCATCAGAACAACTCCGCATAGATACGGGCTTCTTCCCGTATATCTGAAATACTCCAGCGCCCGTCCCGCCAGAGATCGTCTATTTGCCTGTCCAGGGCCTCCGCATCCTTGTCGCCCTTTGGCGTGGTGCCGACGTCCCTGTAACCTTCCAGTACGCTGGCGCGCGTGAAGGAGTAGACCGCGCGCCGGAAGCGATAAACTTTTGCGCTTTCGCCGTTAATCTGCTCGACAGGTTCACCGGCGGAAGTCAGCAGTACAGAAGCCAGCGATTCAGCGCCTTCCGCTTCTCTTTGCTTACGCCAGTCTTTCAGCTGATCCGCGACATGCAGCGCGGCCTCCGTTGCCATATGCATTAATCGGGATGTTGTAATGTCACCGGCGATGCGGGCAGCGAGGCGCAGATCGTGGAGTTTTACCGTCGGCCAGAAAGTGCCGATGGCAATCTGTGCGCCGCCGTCGTCCACGTCTGTCACATCACTTTCAGCAGGTCTGACGGGGCGCTGCGCGATAAAACTCATCGTCGTTTCTCCGGTAGGTCAGGCGGTGGCTCCCGGTAAAAAGACCGCATAACGGGCAGATCGCCGGGCGCGCCGCCTGTGGCGCGGGGCCAGTTCATTACGCTCAGGCGTTTACTTTGACGGCGTTTTTCGTTGTCTTTTTTGCCGCCGTTTTGCGGGTAGCTTTTTGGGTGCCGGCCGCCGTTTTCGTCTGCTTGCGCGTTCGTGTTGTTTTTTCTGCTGCGGGTGTTTCGGTTGCCGCTGCATCACTGGATGAAGTCTCATCTTCCGCATCGCTCCCCGCCGCGCTGGTCTGCGGTGCCTTCTTCAAAGCACTGACCAGAGAGGCGATCTCCCGTTTCACACCAGCTCCCGGGTTCAGGCTCATGGCTTCCCGGAAGAGTTTCAGCGCTTCGCCTTTGGTTTCCGCGTCTTCCGTGTCGCGGCGGCAAAATGCCCTCACCTTGCACAGCTTCGCGCGGACCTCATCAGGCATATCACTGTCAGCCACAATGTCGGCCAGCTCGTCCAGCATGGGGATATAGCCTGACAAATCGGCTCCGGCGTCCGTGGTGGCGATGTTCAGAATGGGATTGCAGATTTCCTCGGTCAGTACCGTGGGTGCCGGGCGGCGATAGTTGTCATCCGGCATGCTCAGGCCATGCTTAACGACATAGCGCCCGATACGCAGCGCCAGCGCATAGTCGGAGCAGTCCACCGCCCACACCATCAGCGTGGTGATGACCGGATCCGCGCGCCCGCTGTCGCCCTCGATCGTGCCGTCAATCCATCCCTGAAACTCAGGAAGGATGCTGGGCCTTTACAGCAGCCTTCGCCTGGCGGGACTGGATCTGGCTTAGCGAGGATTTATGCATATGCAGGCGAAAGAGGATCTGCTCATGCGCGGTGCGCGTCTCCGCGTCACGCTCATCACTGATGCCCCGCCTCTCTGCCATGACCTTCTGAAAGTGTCTTTGTGCCGGTGTCAGCATGCGTTCATTCTCCTGGGCGGGCTTGCTACCCGCCATGTGATGGGGATTATCAGGCGAATGTCACGCCGTCGATCATGGCAACCATGCCGTACTCTTCAATGACATAGTCGTCATTGCTGGACTGGTAAGTCGCTACACGGTTGTAATGCGGCTCTTCGCGGATTGAGCGGCGCAGGGAGCCTTTCTGGTAGTACACGGAGAGGTTTTTCAGATTGGTGATGAGCACGACGTCTTCAGGAATGCCCGGGACAAAGACCGTCGGCAGGCCGCCGATCTTTTCCTGGCTGACAATGAGCTGCGCGGCCAGTAGTTCGGTATTCGGATTGGTCTGGCTGAGCGCGTTCACTTTTGGCAGGTTCACTTTCAGCAGCAGATCGGACGAGAGCACAGTCACCAGACCGGGAGCGCGGCGGAACCAGGGATCCATAAGGCTGTGACGTGCATCGAGCACGGCGGCATCAATATTGCCGTAGGTGCCTGACGCAATCACTGCGTTATTCTCATCGCGGGAGGTCAGCGTGATACCCGGCATAATGCGCTGCGGCGCCTCATTGCGGATTTTTTGCAGCCAGCCAACGCCGCAATCCTGCAATAACGGATAGGTTGTGCGGTCGGAGTTTTCAGAGTAATGCGTGCCATTAAAGCCAATCATCTGGCGATCCAGCCCCAGCTGACGAGCCATCGCATTACTGATTAATGACTGAAATTCAGGATGACCGGCCCACGCGTCCAGCTCCGCATACGAAAGCGCATAGTCATAGTTGGTTTTGCGGCAGTGGTAGCTCTGCGGCTCTTTGTTATGGTTCGGTGCCGGGTTGCGGCGATTGGTACCGTCCGAGCTGTTATTGGTGCTTGCCATCGGCCCCTTACTGCCGATCTTTATTTTCTGGCCTTCCTGCTCTTTCACAGGGAAGTGATTGACCTGCTTCATGAAGTCATCCGACTCCATGGCGGCCTGTTCCAGTTTTTGCTGAATAGTCGGATCGACGTTAAAAACGCTTGGTCACAGCAGAAGGTGAAACGCCGTTCAGCTGCGCCTGTCGCACAATGTAATTATCAAATAGTTCGCGGGTCTGGTTTTCCATGGTTACCTCTTAGAAGTCTGCAAGCTGCGCGCTTCCGTTGCCGGTTGCCGCCGGTCGTGCGCTGTAATTTTCTGCGGGCTGGAGCTGGAGCTGACCGCGCAGCTCGTTAAGTTCGCTGGTCAGTTGCTGAATGGTGGTTTTGTCCTGCTGGCGTTCCTGCTCCAGGGCACTGAACCGGTCAATCTGGTCGGCCTGAGATTGAGCAACGGCTTCAACAACCTGATGCAGCTGACTGAAGCGCTGATCGTCCGTTTTCTGGCCTTTACCAAGGATGCCCATCACGCGGTTGAACCAGTTAACGCCCTCCTCGCCGCGCTGGGCTGCCAGTTCGATCACTTCAGCTTCAAGCGCATCTGAGAACAGCGGCGCCTCAATCTGCTGGTTATTGAAGGCCATCACCTGCGCGCGCTGCTGGGCGGCGAATTTAAGGCGCTCAGTTCCCAGGCTCGCCGGTGTGTCCGTCATCGCCAGTCCGACCACATACGCCTTGCCGTTGAGTGCAAACTGCGGATGCAGCTCAATACTGGAATAGATTTTTTTGCCTTCATCGGTGAGCTGCTTCATTCGTGCCGACGCGTCGATCTCGGCATAAAGCGCCGTACGACCGGCCAGCGGCCCCTCGGTGATATCCTCCGCGCTCAGTGCAGCAACATCCCCCATGGCGCCGAAATTGCTGTCAGGGAGCATAGAGAGATAGTGCTCCACGTTGACGCGGGCACCGTAAACGTCCGGGTTGTAGCTCGCCGCCGCATCGCGGAGGTGCTGCGGCTGGATCTCGCGCCCGTCAACGGTGGCGCCGGAAACCGCAACGCGAAACTTCTTGCGGGCGGGTTTAGTCGTGCTGGCCATGTCGTTTCATCCTGTTGGTTTGTGTCAGTCGCAGCATCATCGCAGAGCCTGAAAGCCACGCGCCACGCGGTTTTTGTTGTCGGAGAACGGCCAGACCTGAAAGCCCGAGCCGCGGGGATCGCGCGCAGGTAATCTCCCTGCTCAAAAGGGGGAAGTGATGATTCAGGATGCGTTTATTCGATTAAGGGCAAAACAGCTCTACTGGCAGGGTTACCCGCCCGCCGAAATTTCGCGACTAATGGGTATCAACTCAAACACGGTTTATTCCTGGAAAAAGCGCGACGCATGGGATGACACAACGCCCATCAAACGGGTGACGCAATCCATTGATACCCGTCTCTGCCAGCTGAGCGCGAAAGACAATAAAACCAGTGGTGATTTCAAAGAGATTGATCTGTTAACCCGGCAGTTGAAAAAGCTGGATACCGGGCAGGCCTCCACTACCACCGACGTTAAAAAAACCAGTCGTCGCAAGAAGAAAAATCACTTCTCCGAGGAGCAGATCGAGGCATTGCGCTCAAAAATTCTCGACTCTCTCGCATGGCACCAACGCGGCTGGTACGAACAGCGCGATCAGCGTAACCGGATGATCCTCAAATCGCGGCAGATTGGGGCTACCTGGTACTTTGCCCGCGAGGCATTGCTGGGCGCACTGAGAACGGACGTTAAGCACGACTACCAGCGCAACCAAATCTTTCTGTCAGCATCACGAAAGCAGGCGCTACAGTTCCGCAACTTCATCCGCAAAGCGGCTGAAGAGGTGGACGTCGAACTTAAAGGCGGCGAGCAAATCACGCTGTCAAACGGCGCGGAGCTGCATTTTCTCGGGACGTCCGCAGCGACAGCACAGTCTTACACCGGGCACCTGCGGTTTGATGAGTTTTTCTGGACAGGTAACTTTATCAACCTGCGTAAGGTCGCCGGCGCTATGGCAACACTTAAAGGCTTAACGCGTACTTACTTCTCAACTCCATCCAGCGAAAGCCATGAAGCCTATCAGTTCTGGACCGGCGATCGATGGAATGCGAAACGGCCTAAAGCGCAGCGCGTTGATTTCGACGTGTCATGGAAGAAAACGCATAGCGGCGTGCTTTACCCGGACAAAACGTGGCGGCAAATCGTCACTATTCAGGACGCTATCAACAACGGCTGGGACTACACCGACATTGATGAAATCCGGGACGAAAACAGCCCTGATGAATTTGAAAAACCTGTACATGTGCGAGTTCGTCAAAGACGGCGAAAGCGCGTTCAATCTTAGCCAGTTACTGGGGTGCGGCGCTGACGGGTATGACGATTGGCCCGACTGGAAACCGTTCGCCAGTCGCCCTATGGGGCAACGTGAGGTGTGGCTGGGCTACGACGCCAACGGCGGCAGCGGCAATGGTGATGCCGGTGCTCTATCCGTGACGGTCCCTCCCCTCGTGGCCGGCGGCCGGTTTCGCACGGTTGAATTGAAGCAATTGCGAGGGCTGGAGTTTGAGCAGCAGGCGGCTGTCATCAAAGAGGCAGCCGAGCGCTACAACGTCACTCACATCGCCATCGATGGACAAGGCGTCGGGGAGGCGGTCTGGCAGATTGTTAAAAACTGGTTCCCGGCGGCTATTTGCTATCAGATGAGCCTCTCTTCCAAGCGCGCCCTTGTCCTCAAAATGTTGCAGGTCATACGCGCCGGCCGCTGGGAATATGACCGCAGCGAGCAGGGTCTGGTCAGAGCCTTCAACGCTGTTCGCAAAGTTGTTACGCCCGGCGGTTTCATCACTTACGAAACTGACCGATCGCGCGGCGTAAGCCATGGTGATATGGCGTGGGCAACCATGCTTTCGATTATTAATGAACCGTTGGGCCAGGAAAGTGGCGGCGGTGGTTTCGCAATGGGATGGTAACTGTGAAAAAGAAATACGGTAAAAAGCCGATAACCAGCACCGCCGGTTCTGACATTGCGGAGTCACTGAAGGCCGATCCTGAGTTAACTGCATTCACCTTTGACGGGCCTTATCCGGTACGTGATATGGCCGACCTGCTGGACAATCTCTATTGCCTGGATAACGGGCGATACTATGAAACACCGGTAGATTTTTTATGGGCTGGCTAAAGCTCCGCGCCAGAGCGCCTGGCATGAGTCTGCCCTGTACTTCAAACGTAATGTGCTCACCGGCTGTTTTATCCCGCACAAGCTGCTCAACCGTCAGACCTTCTCGGCCTTCGCGCTGGACTGGTTCACGTTTGGCAATGCCTACCTTGAACTCCCGCGCAATCGCCTGGGCGGGCCACTTCCCTTCCGGCATTCACTGGCGAAATACACCCGGCGCGGGAGTACGGACCTCGATCAATACTGGTTCATCCGGCGCTGGAAAGAGGAACACTCGTTTAAACCAGGTTCAGTGTGTCACGTTCTGAATCCGGACATTAATCAGGAGGTCTACGGCATGCCCGAATATATGGCAGCGCTGCTGGCGGCCAGTTTGTCACACTCCGCTGACATGTTCCGCAAGCTGTATTACGACAACGGCTCCCACGCGGGGTGTATTGTCTATATTGGTGCGGGACAGGTTGACGATAAAAGCATGAAAACGGTCAAAGAGACACTGACCGGCGCGCGTGGGAAAGGGGCATTTAAAAACGTACTGCTGCATGCGCCAGGCGGCGGCAAGGATGGCGTTCAGATCCTGCCGTTTCAACAGATCACGGCTAAAGATGAGTTTATCAACATTAAGAATGCCACCAGGGACGACATACTCGCGGCGCACCGTATCCCGCCGCAGCTGATGGGCGCCATGCCAGAGGGAAACGGATCATTTGGGGATATCGAGAAAGCCGCCCGGGTCTACGCTATCAACGAACTGACACCCGTAATGGAGGCGCTGAAAGTGGTCAATGAGTGGATCGGAGAAGAAGTGATCCGCTTCAATCCTTATGCTCTTCTAAAGCCATAAAACAAAACCCCACCAATGGCGGGGCTTTTTGTCACATGAAGGATGCTGGATAATTGCTCTGAATAGCTTTTTGGATATGGCTTTTAATCTTCATCGCCACCTCCGAATAAGTGTAATCATCAGTGGCAGTAACGAAGACCTTAATGGGTCTTTCGTTATTAACACTGATAGCAACATCAATCTCTTGCTCATCTGCCGACATAACTTGCAAATTAACCGGTACCGGAACAACTGGTAAAGCTCTGTCACTACCTGTAGCGGTACGCAGAATCATATGCAATGTGCCATCAGTTTGCATTGGTAACTCACTGATGCGTGCAGCTTGAAAGGTTCCATCGCTCCCAATGATACCAACATCAACATAGGGGCGACGCTCTCCGCGTTCATCGAGCCAGTATTCGGCAGGAAGCTCCAGCCACTCCTTATAAAAAGACACTAATCTTGCTGCTTCGCGCTTAATGAGGCGTTCTACATCTTTCTTCTTTTCTTCAACCGCAGAACTTAACTGACACAGATCATCAAAGTGGCTCATTGCTCACCTCGTAGACTTATTTAACTCGCGTTCATTTTGCCCGTAGTAGCTACTTCTGGCAAGAATTCCCCCCAACCAAAGGGCAATAGTGCGATCAATACTACCGTCACTTCCAGCAAGACAAACATCCCTACCCTGACCCGTTTGCGGGGGCTTGCCCCCCGTCACCTGCGCGCAGCTATCCTGTCGTTTTTCGTGCATGCACAAAACTGGCCTCAGACCAGACCACACTTAGGCTCAAAAGTAGTTAATTGCATAAAAAAATGTGCAAATTTATGTACAGTTTTTGCAGTGCGTTGGATATATCCATTCACGTTTAGAAAACGCTCTGTATAGAAGATTATATTTCATCACACGATTACTACGATCCACGTCCCTCTTGACTAAGGATAGCGTTGCAACGATCCGTTGTGCTCACAGCGAAAAGTGGACATATCTACCCTATAATATGCAATACCATTAGGCATTCATTATATCAGAGTGTTTCAAGAAACGGGGAAAAGGGCACGCAAACTGAATCATTGAGCATGATTTACTAATTTCACAAAGTCGGCAAAGGCATAATTATCGTTAGTGGACAAGGAGACATTCAAAAAGCTTAAATCAGGTGCGCTGCTATTTTCGTCATTAACTTTTTTATCGTTCAACCCTATGCTTATGGAAGGCATTTTTTTTGCATTTTCAACAATCGCTTCAATGACACCATTGTCGTTAGCTTGAACCATTCTTGATATATAGTTAACTTTAATATCCTTTATTATTCTGTATCAAAAATGGAAAAAAATCATTCCATCTAAAGAGCTATAAGCAGCACACAAACAAGAATGGTTCAATAACTTCAGTGAATTTGTCCAAACTGACTCTATTTCTAAAAATGCTTCCCTCATTATATCTGGACTCCATACAGTCCAATAACCTTCAACGATCCTTTCCCATATAGACCCAGAACCAGGAAACGTATTTCCGCCCCAATAACTAATTGTATTTTCATACCAACCATCTCTTAACCTGCCATCCATGCCAACTATATGAGATATCCAATTAGAATCTACTCTGGTGGAGTTAATTGCTGCCACTCCCACATTAGGTATATATTATTTACCCCCCGAGAGTTACTACTCCAAAACCTAGACATTGACTCAATTTCATCGAAAATAAAAAAACCTCTTAATCTTGATACGCAATCAAAAAACCGCCTAATTTTTAATAAGAGAAGAAAACAAACCAACAACACCTTATAAGCTGACTCCCCAATAAAGGGTTTCATTATAAAAATCAGCTACTTTTAGTTTGCTTTTTTATTAGTATCAAGATTTAACCAAACCTTGATATTACAGCGAATAAGTATTAAGCAGTTAAGAAGGAAAAGGATAGTTAAAAGAGCCAGATACATACAAAACAGAGCAGTATATGTATTATTATAAAATCCAAGCGTAAATTGAATTACAGCTGTCAAGATTGATAACCAGATTGATACATTAAGGAAAACTGATAGAACGTTCAATGGCGCATAATACTCAGAAGAAATTATATTATCACTAGAGAACCCTTTAATATATTGGCTTTTAAAGTCTATGTAATTTTGTTTGTAGATAGGAGAGTCAAATAACTTATCTTTAAGATTTACTATAACAAAAGTATGTAAGGATAGAAGAAACGAACCTACAGAAATAAATCCAGAAAAAAGATAGCCTCTTACTTTTGACTCATAATAATTAAAAAAAGAAGTGTCATCACCTAAAGTAATGCTTAGGCCGAATTTAATATGGCAATAAGTTAAAACACCAACAACAGCCAATGAGAATAAGAAAATTGATAGCATTTGTGTTGTAATGCTTGTCAAAGGAAATTGCGCTATTTTTTTAATTAAAGAGCACACGATACTCCCCCTCTTCTATTTCATTTTTAAGCTCTGTAAGTATAGCATTCTCATGAAAGTTTCCGACAGTTAAGCCATCGATTCTATGAGCCACATTGTCAAAATCACATTCACCTAAAAACTTAGGACAGTTTAAAAGTGAGATAGTTCTTTCAACATCATCATTATCTACAGTGCTAGCACTACCTTTTTTGAAACCAACATTACCCGCCAACTCTACTACACCCTGAGTTAACCTTGCTATATTCGACTGTTCGCTATCTACAATATTAAATGCAACCTTAACTTCTCTAGAACTCCTTTGTAATGCAACGGCATGCCCAATTGCAAATTGTTGAGCATCAAAGGACATTTCAATTTTTTTAACTTTCGCATACTCTGCCAATACGGTAGGGATATCTCTATCATCGATCAATATCTGTGTGGAAAACCTACCTGAATATATTTTTTTTGCTTTATTCTGAGCTTTCTCCCTTCCTAAAGCCAAGTTATTTTGCACATATTCAGAAACTTTATCGGCTTTTAATAATCTGAATTTATTTCGCATTAACGCATACAAAACCCAGATGCTACATGAGTTGTGATAATAATCATACAACCCCTTCATTGTACTTTTTTTAATCGCAAAAAAGTTGAAGTCTATTAGTTTTTCATCATTAAGAATATCAGCGGTATGTATTGTAAACTGACCATTTTGAAATCTTGCACGACAATCTCTTCTCTGGTCCTTAAAAGTTAAGACTACTCCGGAAAAAAAACTCTCATCTTCATGAAACAAAAAAAACCTTTCACCATTTTCAAAACCTGCTCTTTCTCCGCTGGCAGCAAGCATATAATTGATAAAATCAGAAAAGCGAATCGTTTTATTTTTATTTGTCAGCGATATGCCAATTCGTCTAACTTTCATCATATTTCCTTAATTGCTGTGTAAAATAACATTCAAAACAATCACAGTGCGTTATTATTGCTTTGTAGATTAATAAATCTACTCTGAGATTACTGCAAAATTCACTGGAGTTGAAGATTTTTCCATACATACGCTTAAAAACGCCCAAACGACCATAGATACTAGGAAGTACCGCAGTTCGCCTTTTTAAATGGTACTCATTTGATGGCATGCCCGCAATCGATCTTCCTACCGTTGCACTGTTCGAATGTTACGCATGACCTCTGGTGATGATGCATGAGCACTCCTTCTGCAAGGACTTCCTGTGCGGCTTAGGTTTATTCATCTCGTCCGTGATTATCTGAAATACCAAATATCAACACCAGACGCACAGTCGGTCGCAGACATGAAACACGGCACGACTCCACGATCATGCATCTTTCCGTTTCAACAATATGCGCGCCTCGCATCCTCTTCAGCCATAGCTTATCGCCTGGGGCCGGCACTGATGGCAGATCCAAGACTATCTCAGGGCGAGTACTCTTTTTAAGCCAGGCAACGATACCTTCACGAACTTCTACAGTGAACGTGGTCATAATTTCTTCCTGATAGCCCTTTGGCTGCGATCAAGCAGCTCACTTTGTTTGGTCAATGATGCCGGGGCGTGGTTGCCGTGTTTAAACAACCGGCGCTCCACTATTAACTCCCCTTCTCTGATGGCAAATTCCATTTCACCACGCGACAGTATGCAGCCACCTACTAACAATCTAACCTCCCCGTCACTGAGAACGATATTACGTCTATTCAGTTCAGCGATCGCATAGTCAAGCACTTCTTGCGAGATCACGCTATTGCCTTGCAGCAGTGAATTTCGCCCTTGACCGTTTGCTGCCGTACCTTTCTGTTGAAGCAATGCTGCCTCTGACTTTTTCTTTTGGAATTCTGAAGCCGCTGCGGCGTAACTGTCCGCGCGTCGTTCCGCCTCGATCCGTAGCTGCTCGCGCCAACGCTGCTCTGCCTCTTCCTGCGTCAGGCTCATATCTTTCGCAGCGGTGACTTTTGGCCCCCATGCCAGCGCGGTTTCGTCATCAATCGACGTGCGCAGACCGCGCGCGGTACGCATGAAGGCTTGCTCTGAACTTTCGCGGGCGGATTTTCTAAGCCTGCTGGTGATCTCCAGCCTTTGCTGGCGTGAATATCGGCGTAAATCTTCGATATTCAGCGGAAGTTCTGTCACTGGACTGTTGTCTGGCGCAGTTTTATCAGCTGGCACCGCCGTTTCTGACGGTGGTGTTTCGTCCGGTTCGGCGCGGCCCGTACAGTTATTGACAGAACTCCAAGGGGCCGCGTCGCGGCCCTCTAAAGTCAAATTCTCGACCAGCGATGGCTTACGCTTCGGTACGATTTTGTAATCGTTGGTGCGGGTATAAATGACCGATTCACTGATCGTAAAAGGACAATAGACGCCGCTGATTTTGGCGACTGTGTCACCATAATCATTGCCGTTTTCGGTGTATTCGTAATTGAGGCGAACACGCAAACAATCGCGGGTTACAAACGGGCCGCCCTGGGCGTTGACGTATCCCGACCAGTCGGACGCATCAGCCGCAGCGCGGGCAGCTTCAAGTTCCGGGTGCAAGACAAGCTCACGACTTCCCAGGCGCCTTAGCTCGCGCCAGGTGGATACAGGCGCGCCGCCAATCTGCTGAAACTGGCGAATACTCCAGCGTGAAGCCCACGCCCGCACGCGCTTTGCCATCTCTTTAACGGGTTTGCCTGACTCGTGATCAAACTCGCCATCCATTCCATAACCGTCGATATTTTTTGAGATGTACTTTGCGATGTATCCCGTTGCCGATCCAAACTCTTCATCAATTGGTTTGGCAGTAAAACGATACTGAGCCGCGCCGGGTTCGCTTCCATCCACCTGGAGGGCGTACTCATGAAAAATTTCAGTGACAAGCTCCACCTCTTCAGGGCGGAGAAATAACAGCAGGTGCCAGTGCGGCGTTCCGTCGTGATGTGGTTCGGCTACTCGAAAACCAAATGTGCGGATGCCTTCCCTTCCCCATTTGGCGCGTACACGTGACCAGACGTTGCAAAGGTACTTTTGAGTTTTGCGTGGGCTGGCATTGCAGTATTTATCGTTGCGCTTGCCGGAATGCACATGCGTGGCGTGATAACGTGACGGTGCGGTCAACGTGTAGAACATGCCAACCAGTCCCATCTCGTTAGCCATATCCTCAAAACCGCGCATGCGCACCATCAATTCATGACGGGCGATCTTCGGGTTGGAAACGCTGCCCATGACCTTATCGAGCAAGGAGGTACGCTCGCCAGTGTCCTGGTCTTCCAGCTCCATCGCCTGAAGGTATTCAAAGTTGGCTTTTTTTTGAGCTACCCACTCCCTGAGGCAAGGTTCAGAGCAATAAGGGGATGCCACTTTGCTGACGTAGCTAGTGGCGATCATGAGGTGCTCACGCCAGCGGTCATGAATTTTGCGAAGCTTACCTAGCCACCACTTTTCCTTTTGAAGTCTGGCAATAACACGCAATGCATCTTCTGCTGTCAGTACTTCATCGCAATACTGTTTTCCAGCCAGGGATCGCAATGTTGAGTGAGATCGCTTTACTGGCAATGGCGCCGTAAGCGTAGATCGTGGAAAACTCCACATCTGCCGTTTTCTCGTACCGAAAATCAAACTCGCGCATAAACTCGCTTTTCATCAGATTGGCGAGCCTATAGGCCAGTCGTTTCAGGCGTTTTTTATCTGCCCAAGGCAGCAGATGAAAATCATCACGTAGCGGAAAGAGAATTGCAGGCAGATTACTTTGTGGCAGATACTGTGCGTTTACCGCATCAACGCGACGCAATACGTGGCGCTCAAACGTGTTGAATAACCAGCGTACAGCCTCTTTCGGATCCCTGCGCTCCAGAGTTTCCAGGTGAGTTGAAAAACGCTTGCGGATAAATGCCGGGAGAGCCTGGACGCGGCGACGCAAGTGACGGGCGAGCCTTGCTCGTTCAAATGCCCTGCGCGCCTCGCCATCGCGAGGTCGCAACGGTACCCGATAAACAACATCAACAAGATCGCTATAGGCGAGCGCCTTACGCTCGCCTTTGGGGGTGAGATACTCAATTGAGCTTTCTTCGGAGTCGTTGGGGTTAATTGCTTGCCTCGGGGCGCTCCAGCTCCATGCTAAAACGGTCATTAGCGCACCTCATCACCTACAGAGATCGCATTTGCCTTTATTTCGGAATCGCAAATAATGACCTTTGCGCCAATATGTCCGCAGCAGATCACATCCACGTAAACAAGCCAGTAAAGACCATTTGAGCTACGTTCAATTTTTTTTACGCGGTACACGTTAGGGTGAATAATCATTCGCATACCCCGGCATAAACGCTGCTGCATACAGTCTTATCGTTGGCGGCCGCCAGTAGATCAAACTGCACTCCGCCACGCGTGGTTAAAGCCCAGTCGCGATAAGACTCAATTCCATAAGCATCAACGGTGACAACTTCAATTCGCTTTTCAGCTCGGCGCGGGTCATGCGTGGATGGGAAGAACGTCGAATTGCCACGGCGTGAACATTCCGCTACGAGTCTTTCCCATTCAGCTACTCGGCGGACCTCTTCAGGCCAGCGCTGGAATATCTCCGCCAGTTCAGACTTACGGGCGTGAATGCAAGGCATGCAGCCGACGCGGCTACAGCCTTGCAGGTAAAGCGGGTTAGACTTGATGCCATGACGCCGGGCAAGGGCGAACACATCTTCATGCAACCAATTAAGGATCGGGCGATATACATGCAAACCCGGTGTGTTGTCTGCGTCTTCCTCCCAGACAGGCAGCAAAGCACGTTCCGGTGATTCCTGCGCTCTGACACCCTGCCAGCTGATTACCTCGTCATATTCATCTAAGGCAGGAACAATAATCTGTGTTCTTATTGGCTCATGTTTCAGCTCAAACGTGCAGAAGCGCACCTTTGTTGAAGGGAACCGGCCTTTCCACATGCACAAATCAAGAAATGGGATACCGGTTGGGTTAAGAATCTCCAGCGCGCGATGAATGCGTTCTGCGGCCTCATCTGGCGACATTCCGCACTCCTGAACCAAAGAGACAGGCCACTTTTCAGCAATGAATTTTCGTTTGCCTTCTATACGCCTGGTGAAATCAGCCTTAACGCGAATAACCTTACCTAGCTTTGATTCCAGGTAATCGAGGTATTCCATCGTTTGAGGGTGCTCATGGCCCGTATCAGCAAAGACGGAAATATGTGGAACATCGTTTTCAATGGCCCGGAGCCACTGCGCGAGGCTATCCTTTCCACCTGAAATACTGATTGTGTTAATAGTACTGGAAGCAAAGCAGCGCGGATCAATAGCTGTCATTGGCCTCATGATTTCTATCTCCGGAAATGTACAGTCATGGCTTTCACCTTTACCGACATCCTGTAAGCAGCTGATAGATGCGAATGCATAGCAGTCCTTACAGTGATTCATTGTGAGGAGAAGTCAGGAGCTGCCAGATTTCGCAAACTTGCTCAGCCTGATAAACGGCATCGGTTAAAGCGTTGTGTGCAACTGAGCGTCGCGGGTGGGGAACGTAGCCGATGGTACCGGCAATGGTCAGCAGAGAACGGAAACAGCATTCATTCCAGAAATTCCACGGCAGCATAGGAACGCCTTCGAGCGATGAGCGTTCAAAAGCAGATTTGATGATTGGAAAATCAAACGAGCCGCCCTTGCACCACACCTTCAAAAGCTTTTTCATCGTTTCTGGGGATGCATCTTCAATGAATCGGGCGAAATTGATCATCACTTCAATTTCATGAGACTTTGAATTAACCAACTCGCTGATAGGTTCTTTATCCTGCCTTAGCCACCACATCACGGTGTCAGCAGAAATATGAGCACCGCGAACCTGAGAGGTACGAGGGTCAATCGTCTCGTAGAAAGATGGGCCTATCTGCCCAGTTGATGGTTCGAAAAAGACAGCACCAATAGCGCAAATTGCTGCGTTGGGTTGAGTACTGAGCGTCTCAATATCGATCATTAAGTGATTCATGGTTTACTACCCTCACTGGTGATTGTTTCGTGGTTGGCTATCCACTGCTCAAGTGCTGAATAAATCTCTTCGGGGGTAAGGTCTTGCCCTTTCAGCAGGCCCATGCGGATGCGCAGCAATCCGAGTAAGTGGGCGCGCTCGCCTTTGCGCGCATTGGTGCTGATTCCCATAAACCCTGGATCGCTAATTCCGCCTTCCGGCTTTATTGACGTAACCGACATGCAACCTCCTGAAAAAGGCAAAACAAATCCCCGGCAAAGTGAATGCCGTTATTTTTAAATCGGGTTAATTAATTGTTTGGACGCGGTTTTCTTTTAATCTGCTTAAATATCCTTTCATGCCAGTAATACATGAAATCAATAAAGGTCATTCGCGCGCGATCGTGATTACCGCGAATGGCTTTTTCGAGCCCGTAAATTATTAAATCTTTAGACGGGCTTTTTTGAACTAATGGTGATACGAGCACCATTTTTTAGATGTACAGTGAACCCCTGCTCGGCACTTTCCACTGCTTCTCGAATCAGCATTTCCTGTTCCCAAGATGTTTTTTCCTCGGTGAACATGGCGTACTCCGATGATCAGACAAAGCGAGGGGGCTCCAGCCGCCAGGAGGCTTTAGCGCCCAGTTTCAGGTGTTCCAAGATCTCCGGGGTAACTTCTACGGTTACCGCCTGCGGCTGAACAAACTTCATAGCCTTCTTCAGTTGCTCAGCGTCCAGAGATAGCAGGTCGTATGGTTTAGGGATATCACCATCGGTCACGGAAATAATGATGTTGCGGAGTTCTTCAAGAGTGCATTCATCATTCTCGCCTTGAAGCATTGCGAAATGATAAAGGTGGGATACGCCATGACGCAAAAGTTGGAGAGAGTAATCATGATTCCATTCCAGAAACTCTTTATTGAAATGGAAGCATTGTAAAAGCGAGTTAATTTTGTCTGCATATTCGAGTTTCATTTTCGCCCCCAGAGATTAAAAAGCAATAAACCGCTTTTTACTCATGATTCTGTCAATCGTTCGGCATGCTTCTGATAAAGCAAAGTCAATGCCGTAATAATGGCCTGTGTGCGTAATTTGATAGCGCTGGCGGTTGTACGGTTTTTTGCGTGGGAGTTTCAGAATAGTAAAACCACAGTAGAGGCTGGTTTTGCTATTGAGTTGTGATACTGATCCGCGGCTACCGTTCTTCATGTTTCCTCCCCTGAAACCGGCTATCGACCTGACTCACCGAGACCAAGCCACATCAACCACCCTTCCCTGATCTCCTTTGGACGACTTTCGTAGGCCAGTTTCATGCCGTTGTTCCAGGCTGGAAGGTAAACCCAGTACTCGCCCGCACGGCCAGAAGTAGACTGGGGGATCGGTCATCTCGATTACAGGAAGCTTCCCTTTTTCGATCATGCCCTTCACCGCAGCAGGGGTTTTCCCGATGAGTCTGGCGAACTCCTGATAAGGCACAGCATCCGTGCTACTTACAAGCTGTTTGCTCATCTGTTACATTCTCCTTTAGGGTAATTAATTGCTCTTAATGGGTTTTAATTGCCCGTTAAGACACTTACTCAAATGAAAACTTATTATCCATACGCGTAATATTTTCCCAAAGAGGTTTTTATGTCAATCCCTATTTCAGAGAAGTTGAAGCTTATCAGGGAGTCAGAACGGCTTAATCGTAGGCAATTCAGCGAGTTAACAGGAGTAATTTACAGCACACTTTCTGGCTATGAGGCTGGTACAAAAAGTGCGAGCCTTGAACCAATCATGAAAATCTTCCAACACCCTAGATTTGTGAAATACACACTGTGGTTTATGACCGATCAGGTTTCGCCTGAAGCCGGTCAAATCGCACCGGCCCTCGCACACTTTGGGCAAGACTTAACAACCTCGCAGCACTCAGACCAAAAGACTGGTTAACAATTAACCAGTCCTACATACATTTCAAATGTCTATTATTGGTCGAAAAGTATTCATCACATAATTGCAACGCGTTGAGGCCGAAAGGCAAACGCACCCATCGGAGGGTTTTCTTATGACTATTAAGAAACTCGATGATGGTCGATATGAAGTGGACATCAGGCCTGCTGGTCGCAATGGAAAGCGTATCCGCAGGAAGTTTGATAAGAAAAGTGAAGCTGTAGCATTCGAGAAGCATACGCAGTTCAACCACCACACCAAAGAATGGTTATCAAAACCGACGGATAAGCGGCATCTGTCTGAACTGATACAGCTTTGGTGGAATTTGAAAGGCAAGCATGAGGAGCACGGTAGGATAAACCGCAACAAGTTAGACGTGTTTTGCAGGATTACCGACGATCCTTGTGCTTTTCAGATTACGAAAGCGCTGATTAGTCAGTATTACGCGGCAAGAAGAAGCCAGGGCATTAAAGCTTCTACCATCAACCGTGACCTCAACAGCATCAGTGGCATGTTCACCGCGCTTATCGAGGCCGAGTTGTTTTCGGGTGAACATCCGATCAGGGGCAGGAAGAAGTTGAAAGAAGAAGTCCCCGAAACTGGCTATCTGACAGAGGACGAAATCAAGCACTTGCTCTTTAGACTGGATGGCGACAACAAGAAGATAGCCGTTCTCTGTTTAAGTACAGGAGCTCGTTGGGGTGAAGCGGCTCGACTCAAGGCAGAAAACATCATACAGAACCGAGTGACGTTCGTTAAAACCAAGAGTAACAAGCAGCGGACTGTTCCAGTTTCAGCGGAAGTGGCAAAACTCATAGCGGATGGTAAGCGAGGGTTTGTTATTTGGTAAGGCGTCTTATTCTGACTTCAGGCAGATACTCAGGGAAGTAAAACCTGATCTTCCGACCGGCCAGGCGACGCATGCACTACGCCACAGTTTCGCGACGCACTTTATGATTAATGGGGGAAGCATCATTACGTTACAGAGGATCCTTGGGCATGCGCGAATTGAGCAAACTATGGCCTACGCTCACTTTGCACCGGAATATCTTCAGGACGCGATCTCGCTTAACCCGCTGAGAGGTAGCGCCGATGCGTGAAATGTCCACATAATGTCCACGGATAGGTAATTAGTTATGGCTTTCAATGGTCTTGCGTGCCGCGCAACCCCGCATTGTACCGTTGAAAGCCCCTTGTTCCGGGTGCGTCCAACGCACCCGACGGGGCTTTTTTCCCACCCTCGATGCAGGTATTCTCCCGACAGATGTGTTAAATTTTGTGTATCTCTGTTAATTCTGCGCTAATTGTCGTTTCGCATAGCTTGCCGGTAGTTACGATTAGCGTTCGGGAGCCGTATTCCTCATGTCCGATTTTCTCCTCGCTCGCGTTTCGCAAACGCTCGCCAATGAACACACCCTGGAAACATTGGTGCGACAGCTGCTTGAGATGCTGGAGCTTGTTACCCGAATGGAATCTACCTACCTGACTCGTATCGACTTCGAGGCGCAGCGCCAGCAGATTATGTACGCGCACAATAGCAGCGAAATGCAGATCCCTGAAGGTTTCTCCGTTCCCTGGAATGACTCCCTGTGTAAACGTGCGCTGGACGACCGCTGCATATTCAGCAACGATGTCGCCGAGCGCTGGCGTTCGTGTATCGCCGCCCAGGATTTGGGTATCGCAACCTTTTTCAGCATCCCCGTGCGCCTGACCGATGGCTCATTATTCGGCACGCTCTGCGCCACCAGCCGGGAAAGACAACCCTATAACATTGAGGGTGAGCAGGTGATGAATCTGTTTGCCAACCTCATTTCGCACTATGTTGAGAAAGAGACCCTTGTGCAGCAGCTTCGGGCTGCAAACGTCGCGCTGGAGATGCACTCGTACACCGATGAGCTCACCGGTTTGCCGAATCGCCGCTCGTTGTTCAAGCATCTTGCCGCGCAGTTTGCGCAGGCCAGAGAACGCCAGCGCAGCGTACTGCTCATTTTTATCGATCTCGATGATTTCAAGGCAATCAACGACCGATTCGGTCACCCCTGCGGTGACAGCTTTCTGATTCAGGTTGGAGAACGCCTGTTGGCCCGCGCCCGCCGCGGCGATATTGTTGGCCGCCTGGGCGGCGATGAATTTTTGCTGGTTGGCCTATGTTCAGAAGCGGAGGAACAACAGGAGTATATTGCCGCTTTACGTAAAGAGCTAACGGGGATCTATTTCCTTGGCGCGCACCGAATTAACTATCCCGGCGCCAGCTTTGGCGTGATTGAAGCCGACCCACAGGCAATGGACGTTGAGCAAGCGCTACGAAGCGCCGACGACGCGATGTATCAGGATAAAAAGTCACGTCGCCAGGGAACATTTTTTCATATTGACTAATATACGGTGAAATCCCGTATCATATTAAGCACGATTCGCACCTACAGGGGCTCAATAATGAGACTGGGTATTCTATTTCCGGTGGCTATTTTTATCGTCGCCGTTGTTTTTCTGGGCTGGTTTTTTGTCGGCGGCTATGCGGCACCGGGCGGGGCGTAA